AAGAGCTCCTGAGACAAGTAGAAAAAGAAACAGGAATAGATACTCAAATATGGGCAGCAAGATCGATTGCGAAAGTTTTTGATAAATTAAACTTACCATACGAGAGAACTTTAAAAACACAGGCTCCTTCATTTACAAAAAATTTTCTCTCTACTCATAAACATCCTTTAGTGCAATGTATATCAAAAGCTAGAGAAATAAACAAGGCACACACAACATTTATAGATACTATCATAAAACATGAGCATAATGGTAGAATACACGCTGATATTAATCAGATTAGATCGGATACTGGAGGAACTGTAACTGGTAGGTTTAGTTACTCTAATCCAAACTTACAACAAATTCCTGCTCGTAACAAAGATTTAGGTCCATTGATTCGATCCCTCTTTATACCTGAGTCTGGTTGCGAGTGGGGATGCTTTGACTACAGTCAACAAGAACCAAGACTAGTAGTGCACTATGCATCCCTTGATCAAGATACAAGCGTCTTTGGTGTTAAAGATTCTTATTTACAAGATGATGCTGACTTTCATACTATCGTTGCTAAGATGGCTGATATACCAAGGTCGCAAGCTAAAGTAATCAATCTTGGTTTATTTTATGGTATGGGTAAAGCTAAACTTCAGGCAGAGTTAGGTGTATCAAAAGAAAAAGCTAATGAACTATTTACAATTTATCATGAAAGAGTTCCGTTTGTAAAAAGTTTAATGAACTCTGTATCTAATAGAGCGCAACAACGTGGACAAATTCGTACACTATTAGGTAGATTATGTAGGTTTCATTTATGGGAACCAAATCAATTTGGCATACATAAAGCTTTACCATTTGACCAAGCTCGCCAGGAATATGGAGCAGGCATCAAGCGTGCTTATACGTACAAAGCTTTAAATAAATTAATTCAAGGATCAGCTGCAGACATGACAAAAAAATCTATGTTAGAGCTTTATAAGGAGGGCATTGTTGCACATATACAAGTGCATGATGAGTTGGATATATCTGTAGAAGATGATATAAAAGCAAAACGTATAAAAGAAATTATGGAGTCCGCAGTTGAATTAGAGATACCAAACAAAGTCGACTATGAAAAAGGTTCTAACTGGGGGGAGATAAAATGAGGTTTTATGGCTTATTTAAATGCAAACATACCACCAGAGTATGCACAAATTAAACGAGAGTATTTATATGATCGTAAAAAACATCATGGAGAAGTTGAAGATTGTATTATCTTTGGTCTTAGCTCTATTGCAGGTCACGCTATTTTATTCCATGCGATTATGGAGAATGGGGCTGTCTTTTATCGTCTCCCAATATCTGCCTTCATACAGAGAGGTTTTAGACCGGAAAGTGTTCCTGAACGTAGACTTGATGAACTTCAGTTATGGAATTGTTTTAGCTATTATCCTTCTGTTCATATTTGGGATATTCTAAGTGGCACATCTGGTAAATATATAGGTAAAGATAAAAAGTGGCATCATGGTAAATATTTATTTACCGTTGACTTTGCACATCCAGAGAGTAATATACTTGACGTCGAACATTCTGAGATACCGCACGAACACAAGTGCGCACACATAATTGCATTAAACGACGGCAATTATGCGGCACAGCCAAACAATAGATGTATATGGGATTTACCCTCTTTTACAGTTAAGGATGACATTCCTGACTGGAAAGTTCAAACGTCTGAATGGAATGTTGAAGACACAGGTAAATGGATAACAGAAGATACTGATAAGTTCTTCTATGAAATTGAGGAGAAAAAAAATGATTGATAAAGTAAAACAACACGTAAATAAACTTGTTGACGAAATTAGAAGTTTATGGAGTTATCATATTTTTAAAGTTGCAATAGTTTTAATAGCAGTATTATTGGTTGTATAATGTCAGGTTTTTGTAAGGAGTGTAATCACCCTTGTCATTGTGGTGAAGAAAAAGATCTGCACGCGAATGAATATGGAGTTTGTGATTGTGAAGGCTGTGAATGCAAAGATTCGGAAACTGAGAAAAAAAATGAGGTATAAATCTGTAGAAAATAATTATTATTTTACAGGTGCACTTATTATATTATTAGTGCTGCTAGCACTGTTTGCTTCACCGGCATATCCAAATACAACTCAAAATAATACATCAGGGTCTAACACATCAATTACTGGCGGATATACAAGTTCAGCCACAAATACTTATCAAAGTGGTAGCTCAAATAATACCACAACAACGAATAATTCTACATCAAATATAAGATCAGCGCCACCTACAGCATCAGCACCCACAGTAACAAACAGTGGATCTGATGTTTGTTTGTCAGGTGCGTCAGCAGGTGTTCAAACTTTTGGACTTGGTGTATCCGGTGGTAA